GAAGAAAAATTTTGCTGACAAACTAGAAAGACCTAAAGAACCAGTTCAAGAGTTAAAGTCTCAAGAAATAATAAACAAGATAAAAGAGATTTTAAAGGATGCGTAAACAGGATGAAAAAATTCCAAGCAGAACAAGTCCAAAAACAGACAAGAGGGCTTGTCTCTGTCCTGATGGAACTTACTCAAGAAAGTGCTGTGATGGTAGTTTAATAGCACAAGGTATAGGAAATGTAAATTAATAAATTATGAAGCCAACAGTTAAAAAAATATTACAAAAATTTTCTACTCAAAAGGTAGAATTAAATATAATTTCAGAAGCAGAAAAAACTTTAAATAAAAGCGAAAGTATAAGAAAAAAAGCTGAAGGAATTGAAGCAAAAGTAGACCAAAAAATTTCTAAATTATTAAATGAAATAGATAAATTAAGAGATTTACACCAAGACATAGAGGTAATTGAAGATGATGTTTTTAATTATAAAGATGATATGTCAAGAATTAAAAAAGAGATAGAAAATTCAGCAAAAGAATTAGGTGTTAAAGCTAACTCAATAAAACAATATAATAATTTAGATGGGCAAAATAAAATTTTTTCAGATTTAATACAACTTTTAAAATCATATAAAAAACAAATACTTCCTTATTTAAAAAGGTAACAAAAATATAACAACAACAAACTTAATTTATTGTATAATTATGAAAGCAACTGAAATGTTAAATAAAGTAAAAGACCTTTTAAGTGGCGAGGCTACTAAAAGTGAAGACATTCAAGAAAATCCACAAGAAGAAGTAAAACTTGAACAACAATCTTTAGTCAATGGTACTATCCTAGAAGCCGAATCATTTGAATCAGGTAAAGAAGTATTTATTGTAACAGAAGATGAAAAAGTTGCACTTCCAATAGGTGATTACGAACTTGAAGATGGACGTATTCTTAAAGTAGAAGAAGAAGGAATGATTGCCTCTATCGGTGAAGCTTCTGAAGAAGTAGAAGAAGAAGTAGAGGAAGAAGTGGAAGCTACAGAGGAAACTCCTGTAAAGAAAAAAATTGTAAGCGAAATTACTGAAGAAGTATACGCTTCAAAAGAAGAACTTAATGAATTAAGCTTAAAAATAGAAGAATTAAAAACTCTTTTAGAAAGTAAAGCTGATATTCAAGAAAAAGAAGAACTTGCTGAAGAGCCTGTAAAAATTAAACACAGCCCTGAAGCAGATTCCAAAAAAGACCTGAACTTCTTTAAGCCAAAAGGGAAGTTTTCAACAGTAGATAGGGTTTTAGCAAATATGGCAAAGTTTAATAAATAATAAATAAATAAAAATAAGTTATGGCAACAACAACTTCAATAACTTCTACGTATGCAGGTGAAAGTGCTGGAAAATACATATCAGCAGCCCTATTATCTGGAAGCACATTGGCTAATGATATAATTACAATTAAGCCAAATATTAAATACAAAGAAGTGCTTAAAAAAGTAGCAACTGATGGTATTGTAAAAAATGCAACTTGCGACTTTGATGCGACTTCAACAATTACGTTAACTGAAAGAATTTTGACAATGGAAGAATTTCAGGTTAACCTACAATTATGTAAAAAAGATTTCGTAAGTGATTGGGAAGCTATTCAAATGGGTTATTCTGCTCACGATAATTTACCTCCATCTTTTTCAGATTTTCTAATTGCACACGTTGCTTCTAAAGTAGCTGCAAAGATTGAAAATAATATTTGGGAAGGAACAAATGCAACAGCAGGTGAGTTTGACGGATTTTCTAATTTATTTAAAGCAGATTCTGATGTTAGTGATATTTCAGCAACTAGCGTAACAAGTTCAAATGTAATTTCAGAACTTGGTAAAGTAGTTGATGCAATTCCTTCTGCTGTATATGGTAGTGAAGATTTAACTCTTTATGTATCACCAAATATTTATAGAGCTTATGTAAGAGCTTTAGGTGGATTTGCTTCACAAATTGGTGCTGCGGGTGTTGATAATAAAGGAACACAATGGTTTAATGGTTCTGCACTTACTTTTGATGGTATCAATATGGAATTAGCAAATGGATTTGCAAACAACACAGCTTGTGCTGCTCAAAAATCTAACCTATTCTTTGGTACTGGCTTAATGTCAGATACTAACGAAGTTAAGGTGATTGATATGAGTGACCTTGATGGTTCACAAAACGTAAGAGTAGTGATGAGATTCCAAGCAGGTGTAAACCACGGCATTGGTTCTGATATTGTTTACTACGCTGAAGACGTTTAATAATTTATAAAATTAGGTGTATAAGTCCGTAAACCTATACACCTTTTTTTGTTTAACTTTTTAAATCTAAAAAATTATGGCGTGTACATTAACTAAAGGTAGGATTGAACCTTGTAAGGATATACAAGGAGGTCTTAAAGCTGTATATTTCACTAATTTTGGAGATTATGGTACTGTAACTCAAACTGATGATGAGGTTACCGATATGACTGGTACTTTTTCAGCTTATAAATATGAGTTAAAAGGTAACAGTTCATTTGAGCAAACCATAACTTCTTCAAGAGAAAATGGAACTACTTTTTTTGAGCAAACTTTAAATCTTACTCTTAAGAAACTATCTAAAGAAGATAATAAAGAAATTAAATTACTAGCTTACGGAAGACCGCATATTGTTGTTGAGGATAATAACAAGCAATTTTTTGTAATGGGATTAGAAAATGGAGCAGAGGTTTCAGGTGGAACTATTGTTACAGGAGCAGCAATGGGCGACCTAGCTGGTTATACTTTAACATTTACTTCACAAGAAGAAAAACCTGCTAATTTCCTAGCACAAAACAATGCAGGAATAGATGCTTCTGAATATCCGTTTGATGATATGCCTAGTGCAACTGTTACTATTGTAAGCGGTAGTGATTTCTAAAAATAATATTCTTTTTTGTTTGATAAATTAGGGGGCTTTATAGCCCTCTTTTTTTTATCTAAAATTTAACAAAATTACATTATCTTTATTGTATTATTATGATAGTATTGCAAGAAACGACAAGTTCCCAAACAATTAAATTTATACCTAGAAAATTTACAAGTGGTAATACTTGTACAGTTAAGATAGTTAGTGAATCAACAGGAACAGAAGTTTATAGTGCAAGTACAACAAGTATAACGGAAAATTTATATTATAACCAGTACTCATCTACTATATTAAAAAGTGCAGCATCAGCTTTAAAAGAAAATAATTTTTATCTTTTAACAATTACTGATACAACTTTAGGTGAGATTATTTATAAAGGAAAAATTTTCTGTACAAATCAAACATTACCGAACTATACAGTTAATAGTGGTCAATACACTCCTAACAGTTCTAATAACGACTTTATATTTATTTAATGGACAATTTACACATAGTTAATTTAGCATCTTACGACAGACCTGAAATTGTTGAGCAAAAAAATAAAGAATGGGTCAATTATGGAATAGACAATGATTACTATTCTTATTTAATTGACTTGTTTATTTCTTCAACTACAAACAATGCTACAATAAATGGTATTTCTAATATGATTTATGGAAAAGGATTAGATGCTTTAGATAGCAGTACAAAAACAGAAGAATATGCAGCATTAAGGTCTATATTTCCAAATGAAGATTTAAAAAGAATTTGTTTAGATTTAAAACTACTAGGAGAGGCTTCTTTTCAAGTTTTATATTCTAATAAAAAAGTAGTAAAGGCAGAACATTTTCCACGCCAAACATTAAGAGCAGAAAAAATGGAAGATGGAGAGGTAAGGGCTTATTATTATTTTCACGATTGGGCTAAATTAAAACCAAGCGACAAACCTAAAAGAATACCTGCATTTGGTTTCGGTAATGGAAACGAACCTGAAATTAAAATAATAAAAAAATATGTTAGTGGATATGATTACTATTGTCCTGTTGATTATGTTGGCGGATTGGCTTATGCAGAATTGGAAAAGCAAATAGCAGACTACCTTAACAATGATGTAGAGAATGGTTTTTCAGGAACAAAAGTTGTAAACTTTAACAACGGAGTACCTGATAGAGAGAAACAACTTCAGATTAAATCTGATGTGATGGGTAAATTAACAGGAGCAAGAGGCGAAAAAGTGATTATTGCATTTAATAATAATCAAGAAAGCAAAACAACTGTTGAAGATATACCTTTAAATGATGCACCTGCTCATTATGAATATTTATCAAACGAGTGTACAAAGAAAATTATGTTGTCTCACAGGGTAACTTCTCCTTTACTTCTTGGAATACGTTCAGAAAACAACGGTTTAGGCTCTAATGCAGACGAAATAAAGACCGCTACGCTACTTTTTAACAACATAACTATAAAACCCTATCAAGATTTAATTGCGTCCTGTATAGACGAAATTTTAGCAGTTAATAATATTAGTTTAAAACTATATTTTAGGACATTACAGCCTCTTGATTTTATAGATGCAGATAATGCTGTTACAAAAGAAGCAAAAGAAGAAGAAACAGGGGTTAAAATGTCTGATGAAAA